ATGGATTTTGCACCACATTATTGACTACTGCCTCAACCTGCGCCACAGCAGCCACTGGGCGTGACAATGTAAACGCAGTCGTGCTTGCATTGCCACTAAAATAATCAATGGCAGGTGTAAACGCTTGAGTCGTGTTGGTGTTGCCTATGTAACTCATGTGATATTCAGTACAGAAGTAAAGAGGTCAATGGAAGTGGCGGCAGAACTAAGAACTTTCAATGCATCACTTGTTATTAGCACAACCTTTTGGTCTCCGCCAACAATTACAAGCGAACCGCCTACTGGGACTGTTGCGCCTTTGACAAGGTAGTAATTAACTGCTGAACGCGTAACGTAGGCATCCACAGTCACAGGACTGGATGTGGTATTGGCACATGACATACCAATAAGCGTTGTTTGAGTTGAGGCAGCAACAGTGACAACTGTTGCCGCTGAAGTTCCAACGTCTTTATTAACATAAGAGGTGAATGTATTTGCCATTTTTTATCCTAATGCGATTGCCATTGCGACTGCCGTTCCCGCTGGATCGACCTGAAGATTTGTTTGTGCCGCGGCAACTGTTGTTGCGCCTGTACCGCCGCTTGCCAAAACAAGGGTACCCGCAACTACTACCGCCCCCGTTGTGGGTGTACTGGGCGTAAGCCCTGTTGTGCCCATGCTGACAGATGACGCACCCACCCCAGTAGCAAGGGTAACAATGGCACCTGTTGAATCTGCTGTGTACAGTTTTTTGTCTGTAACATTAACACCCAACTCACCTTGCACCAACTGTCCAGGGACAGGCACAGTAGCAGCTACAGCAGAGTTTTTGGTAATAATAACTACTGCCATTTACACCTCCAAAGGTAAATCAGGTCTTGTGAATTTTAAAGTAATGTTCTCCGTCTGCCGTGCTGGCAATCGATATGGGTCTAACTCATCTAAGTCTTTGCGGCAAACCATCAACCCAGGGCTGTTGGGGTCTGGCATCAAATCTTCAAGGGACATTTTAATACTGCATCTGCCGCAAAGACCAATGCCGTATGTTGAACGCCCAGTTGGGTCAAAAAATACACTCATCTTGTGTACACCGAAATGTTGGGGGTGAAATAGATGGGTGAATTGTCACGTTCTTCCATTTCAGCTTGATTAAGAGCGCGCAATGATTTTTGATCTAACACTTGGATAAGAGTTGGGTCAACAGTGGGCAATTCTTCAGCTAAAGCAGCAGCAAGAAGGTAAACTATCGCGTTATACCACCTTTGCGGTACCTCAATCTCTTGTGTCAATGTCCCAACATCCATTATGTAGCGTTTTGCATACATAACAACCTGTGAAAGTGTGTAATCGCCATTTGGAACAGGCCAAACGTACATAAATGGTTGATTGAGTTGACGGTCCAGCCAAAACTGAAGGGGTCTACCTTGGAAAGTCTTGTTGGGCAAGTTGTTGTAACTGTCTCGATTGAGGCGTGCCATCACAATTTCATTAGGCGTGTTGCCAAACAGCACACTTGTCGCACTTAATGTGCCTGCTGTTACACTTACACGCCAAAACGGCGCAGAAATTGACCCATCAATGTCGGTCCATACCCATTCACCGGCTACTAAACTTGGATTTGCCACTGTTTCCAGGGTTACCCATGTAGCATTGTCCTGAGAATACTCAATGACAAAAGGTTGTGAGGCTGCTGACCACAAAATTCCAACCGTTGTGACAGTGGTTGTTGAAGATAACGTCAGCTTGTAGCTTGTAGATGTGGTTGTGGGTGTACCAGAGAGGAACTGGAGGGTTCGCAAGTTAGTGTTTAGTACATCTACAGTACCTACAGGAACAGGGACTTGAGCCATATTCTCGTAAAGAGGCAAAATGTACTTCTCAATGCACCACAGTTGCAAGCCGCGGTTGGCAAGGTCAGACAGTATTAAGTACAGATTCTCTTGTGCAACTTGCAACTGCTCTGCGCCAACCCCTTGAGGAGGCATGCGGCAACGGCGAAAAGCGTGGTCAACCACCTTTCGTGTATTAAATACCGTCTGAGAAACTGTTCCAGAAACTGCCACGTGTTTTCTCCGTTAAGTCGCAGTTCGCTGAACCCAGCGACCTCAATGACCAATTATATGGACAATTTGCCTTTCAGCAAACTTTTGGTGAGCGATTAAATGCAGGCACGCCACCTTTTTTCAATTTTAGCATAGTGCCCTTGCCGCCTGGGTGTTCTTGTGAGTCATGTTGTTTAAAAGCTTTTTTAATCATAGCCTTGTCTTGCGCCATATCAGCTTTACTGCCTTCAACTACGCCGCCTTTTTTCATACCCATCATTTGCTTTTTATCTAAAGCCATATCTGCTTTAGAGCCTTCTTTCACACCTTTCTTCTCAACATCTTTGCCTGACTTTTCAAAAGCAGCTAGGCCGCCTTTTTTCATTGGCGCCATGTCTGGTGCGGCTGCAGCAGTCAATGGTGATTGCTGCGCAAAAGGTGTTGCCCGAATAGGCGTTTGTCCTGCAGGACCGCTTTTTGCAAGCATATCAGCCGGAGTATTGGGACCTTTCAACAAACTTGCACGCTTTGTCTTACCACCTTTTTTCATTGGCGTAGGCGCACAAACAGCACCACCGCGCGCGTAACCGGGAATACTTGTGCGTTCTGTTGGCTTATTAAAAGTAAATTCGCCGTATGATGTTTTTCCCATGATGTTACCTTTAATAAGTGATTGAGAATGTGGTTAAGATGGCTGATGGCTGACTTGGAGCTGCATACGGTACAGTAATGGCAGCTGAAAAATCAAGTGTGGTAGTGGCAGCGGCTGTTGCCCAATAAAACTGCACGTATTGAAGAGCGGTAAAGTTACTAAGAAGCTCTAAAGCAAACGACGCTTGCCCACCATCAGCTAGTTTTGGCACAACAACTTCACCAGTAGTTCCAGGCGCGTCTACCCCGTCTATTCGTTGCCAAATACGTACCAAGCAATCAGCTGCTGCAGAATTGGCAAGTTGTATGTTTATACTCAAACTGTAAAGACCTGCATTTGTATACGTAAGCTTAGTTGGATTACTACTTGCGTCATTGACAACAACAACGCCTGAACTAAGAGATTGCGTATTGAATTTGATAGCAGTAGGCGTGTTTGCAACTGCTGTCTGATCTGTTTGATCGTAATACGCAGCATAGTACCGCGTATTGATAAACGTCTTCATTTGCGTTGCAGTTAGCCGAACTGAGGCGGCAGATTGCACCGCCTCAAATTGTTCGGTACCTGTTAAGGCTACACCGGAGGTTAGATCGGGAATGGTTACGTAAGCCATGCTTATGCGTAAGTCTTAATGACTTCCATGACCACAGAATACGCGTCACCCGCACTTACATCCATGGTTGTGAAACTTAGAATGCCTGTTTTTCCTGCACCTGCGTTGTTGGGAATGCCACCAAAGGTGCTGTAGTCAAGTGCGTAGTTGGTGTTCTGTGGAAGTGTGACAATCATTACCGGTGTGCTTGCATCCCACAGCATCTGCACTTCACAACCATGGGTCTGAGCCCAAACGCGATTTAGTTTCAAACCAGTGCAAGCCTTTGCTTGGTACGGGTTCAAAGAACTGGGTGTAATTTTTGCCACATTCGTTTCGACTGTGTCAATGAAACCTGTGACCTTGATAATGGCAAGACGCTCGCCATCAAGGATTGTCTGACTCGTCAGTACGTTTGCCATCTATTGCTCCTAAATAAGACAGGGGACTAAGCCCCCGTCAATTGATTAAGCCTGTGTAACGCCGAGAGCACCAATACGTGTTGCATTCGGGCCTGCCGCAATTGCTGGCAGGGCTATTCCCATTACAAGACGTTTGATGCCGTCACAAGCAGACGAGGGTAAATAAGTACCCCTTATGTCGCCCGTGGTTGTGGTAGCTGTCAACGTAGCGGCAGGAGTCATAGTTCCAGCATCTTGAGCCAAGGTATTGTCCCAACCAACGCGGGCAACGTAACCCCTGTCAGTGATGCGCAATGGAGAACCTAAGATGTCTGTTGTACCTACCGCAACGGTTACCACGCTTGCGCCAGAAGAGACAACACTGGAAATTTGGTAAAAGGCTTTTTTACCATTGACAGTAGTAGACGCCACCGTACCTGTTGCAATTACCTCGCTCATGGGTTGACTGTAATAGTCGTACCCCGAAACAGTAATGTTGACAGAAGTTGGAGTACCAGCGCCTGTGGTTGTAGAGACAGCACGAGGGCAGTCAAGTTGCAAGCCTGTACCACC